CGGGGGAAGGGCGGAGAGATCGTCGGGAGCGGTCAGCGCGGTCGCAAGTTCTGCCGGGGTGGCGGCCCAGAATTCGGCCGGACGCCAGCCGAGCGCCTGCGCGGCAAGGCCCGCCCAGCGCAAGGCTGAATCGCCGAACCGGGCAGTCATGCCTCGCCCTGAAGCACCTGTGCGAGAACGCTGCGCACCGGCACAGTGGCCCCGACCAGCCCCATGCCCAGCACCGCCTCACCTACCGCGACCCGTTCGGGGCGGTGCTCGGAAGGGAGGCAATGCCACAGCAGCGCGGTCATGTCGGTCAGGGTCAGCCCGCCTGCCGCCGCGCGCTCGACCAGCGCGAACAGCGAGCCGAGTTCGGCCTCGGCCAGAACGAGGTTCTCGAAGCTCGGGCGCAGCACATAGGCGGCACCCGCGACCACAAGCGTGGCCTCCCCGCGCAAGGGATTGGGCTGACGCGTCATGCCGCCACCACCGGGCCGGAACTTTCGAGCTGGAGCGTGTAGCTGCGCTCGCCGTTGAAATCGCCGGCATAGTCGAGCCGCTGCACCAGAAACTTGCCCCGCAGCTTGGCCCCGTCCTCGAAGGACAGCTCGTAGTCATCAAGCGTCCCGTCAAGCGCGCGGGATCGCACGGTGTTCTCGGCCGCGCTGCCGAGGAAAATCCCCGCTGCGCTGACCGAGACCGAGCGCGTGCCCGCGCCCGACAGCAGATCGCGCCAGCCGCCCGATTGCTTGTGGGTGACGACCACAGTGTCGCCGTTGATCGACATCTGCGTTGTCCTGAGGCCTGCGATGGTCTGATAGACGGCGGGCGAGGCCCCATCGGTGATCTTGAGCAGGAAGGCGGCGCCGGATTGTGCGGGCATGGCGGTTCACTCCGTCAAAGGGGTTCAAAAATGCGGAAGCGGTATTCGAGCAGTGCCCCGCGCAAGAAGTCGGCGCGGGCCTCGCTGCGCGCGCGCAGGAAGCGGATCGAGGCAAGCTCGAAGCGGGATTGGAACGGCGGCAGGTCGAGCACGCGGCGTTCGATGGCGGCCAGCAGCGGAGCATCCTCGGCGGCTGCATCGGTGCGGCTTTCAAGCTCGAGCGCAATGCGCACCTCGCGGCCGGGGCGGTCCTTGGTGCCCCAGTCGATCGACGCGCTGGCGGCGATGCCGAGCCACGGCGGCGTGACGGAGAGCGGGGCCTCCTCCTCGATGGCGTTGATCGCAGCCAACGCCGGGTCGGCGCTGAGCCAGGCGATCAGCGCGGCGCGCAGGTCATTTTCCATCGCGAGACGCTCCGGTGAAGTCGGGCCAAAGATCGGTGGCCGAGTGCCAGTCGGTCAGCCCGCGGTGTTGTCGTCGGCTGCGGGCGGCGGCCCTGGTGACGGCGAGGCGCGCGGCGCGGGCGCGCAGGCGCTGGACCAGTGCGGCGGACCGCGAAGCGAGCGCGATCATCCCAGCCGCACCTCGCGCCACGGCCGCCACAGCGCGGTGACGCTGGCGGGCGGAACGGCGGCCGATTTGCCTTCGCGGTCGCGGAAATGGAACGCCGCGAGGCGGATGATGCCGTGGCGCAAGGGGGCTGGGAGCGCGTCCCAGTCCGCAGCAATCCCGGCCACCAGCGTGACCGCAAGCGCACGGCCTTCGAACGGGCGCAGCAGCCGGATGCAGGCGCTGTGCCCGATCCGCCATTCGAGCGCATCGCCGCCCACCTCGAGTGGGGTGCGTGCGCCGTCCTGCGCGATCACCGCAGCTGCGGTGATGGTGTGCACCGGGCGTGAGACCAGCTCCTGCCAGTCGCTCACCAACGGGACGGTCTCCTCGACCGTCTGCCGGAGCGGGGCCTTGCTGGTGAAGGCCTCGCAGATGGCGAGGCTGGTCGCGAGCAATGCCGCGAGCGTCTCGTCTTCGTTGGGGCGGGTGATGCCGAGCCAGTGCTTGAGTTCCGCCAGAGCAGCGTCGCCCGGCACCGGGGGCTGCACGATAGTCCGCTGCATCGCGGTTTCTCCCGATTGATAGTCCACAAGGTTGCGCCCGCATCGCGGCAATCAGGCGGGAGGAACGGCCTGAGGCGATGCGGGCGCGAGAACCCGGCAGCGGCGCGAAGGGGGGCGCGCCGCTGCCGGGGAACTGGGGGCCTCAGGCCTCGATCTTGAGCAGCTTGATCGCCGCCGAATCGAGCACCTTCCCGCCCAGCCGCTTCGTTGCGTAGAAGTGCACGAAGGGCTTGTTGCTGAAGGGATCGCGCAGGATTCGCGTCGCGCTGCGTTCGGCGATCAGATAGCCGTTCTTGAAGTTGCCAAAGGCGATCGGGTAGGCGCCGCCAGCAACGTCGGGCATGTCCTCGGCCTCGATCACCGGATAGCCGAGCAGACGGTTCGGCTGGCCTTCGACCATGCCCGGCTGCCACAGGAAGGCCCCATCCGCCGTTTTGAGCTTGCGCACCGCGGCAAGCGTGGTCGAATTCATCACGAACACCGCACCCTGGCGATGGCCCGGGCGCAGCGCATGGATGAGGTCGATCAGCCGGGTATCAAGCGCAGTGCCGAGCCCGGTTGCGCTCCCCGTGCCGATATACTGCATCGTGCCGAAGGCGCGCACGCCGTCCTCGGCGGTCGCCTTGGCGCCGGCAAGGAAGCCCTCGGGCTGGTTCACCCCGGTGCCATTGACGAAGGCCGCCCCCTCGGCGCGGGCGAATTCGGTCGCGATCTCGCTCGCCAGCCAGTTTTCGAGATCGAACGCGGCATCATCGAGCATCCCCTGGCTCGCCGCCGGATTGGCGTAGAGATCGCCGCTCGGCGGAGCGATTTCGGCGAACTGGGGCGTGCCGGTTTCGGGGCGCGGGGCGGTCTCGCTGACCCAGCCCGAGGCGACGCTGGTGGTGGCCACGAGCTTGCGATAACCGGCGCTGCCGGTCTGCACGACTTGTGCGACCGAGCGGATCGGGCTGATCTTGCGGATCCGCAGGGCGATTTCCGCATCGATCTGGCGCGGGACCGCAAAGCCGCCATCGGCCGGGTTGACCCCGTTCAGCGACTTCACCTCGGTCTCGCGGCCGAGCCGCAGGTAGCCGTCGACAAAGCTCTTCACTTCGGGCGCGTCACCGGCGGGCGTGGCCCCGCCCATAGCCGGGCGAGTGGCGGCACGGGCGACCTTGTCGAGGCGCGACTTCACCTCGTCGACATCGCTGCGCAGCGCAGTGATGGCGGCGTCGGCCTGGTCCTGACGGGCGACGATGTCGAAGCTCGCGTCGAGCGGTTCGGCGGGGGTGGCGGGGGCAGTCATGTTATCCATGGGGCAGAGGCCTTTCGGTTGGGCAGAAAAAAGGCCGCCCCAGTGGCGGCCGCGCGGAAGGGTTGAGGTTGGGCGGGTTTTCGGTCGCAACGCGACCGCAAGGCCAACCGGCCGCCCGCAGCGACCGGAGGGAGCGAGGAAAGCCGAAGCGAAGCTGAACGAGCGAAGCGAGGACAATGCCGCAGACGCGGCGGCCGGCGCTTGAGGCGAAACAAAGAGCTCAGGTGACGAGGTGGATTCTCGCCATCGGATGCAGCGGGTGGGTGACGAGGCTGATTTCGAATAGCTCGACCTCGAGCAATTCGCGCCCCGCTGCCGAATGTTGCGCAGCGCGGGTGCGAAAGCCGAAGCTGAGGCCGTTGACCTGCCCGGCAGCGAGCAGCTTGGCCGCGCGGCTCGCCGGGCGGTCGATCCGGGCGATCACCCGCAGGCCGCGCGCGTCCTCGGCGGCCTGTTCGATCATCCCGATCGGCTGATCGGGGCGGTGCTGCCAGTAGAGCGGCAGCGGGGCCTTGCGCGCCGCCAATGTGGCCGCAAAGGCGCCGCGCCGGATCGTGTCGCGGCTTGCATCGGCGATATCGAACAAAGCGGCATAGCCGGCGAAGCGGATCGGGGAGGGGGGCGCCATCACAGCAGCTTCCACACGCCAAGCCGCACCGCGATGCCGACCAGCAGCAGTGCCAGCACACCGCGAATGGCCCAGTCGATGAAGGCCTTCCACGCGCTCGTCTTGGCATCGCGCCATGCTTGCAGCAGCTCGCGCAGCTCGACGAGATCGCCCTCCGCGCCCGAATCCCCGAGACCCAGACGTTCAAGCGCACGGTCGGTGGCGAGCGTGCTCGCCTCTTCGACGATCGCGCGCAGGGTGACGAGCCCCGCCCCTTCCTCGCGTGCCTGCGCCATCAGGCTGGCCAGAATGTCTTCGCGGCTCATGGGGCATTCTCCTCGGCTGGGAAGCCCAGCATCTGGCGCTTTTCGGCGCGGCTCAGGAAATCGGCGTCCGAGACCTGCGACCACAGCCGCTCGCGGTCTTCCGACAGTGCCGGAACCTGATCGAGATCGATACGCAGCTCGGCATCCGGAAACCACGGAGCGAGCCCCTCACGGATCGCGGCGAACAGCTTTTCGGCGAGTGGCAGCAGCGTCAGCCGCCACAGTGCGCGGCTCGCCTCGCGGTAATTGGCATAAGTGTTGTCGCCCGGCAGGCCGAGCAGCATCGGCGGCACGCCGAAGGCCAGCGCGATGTCGCGTGCCGCCGCGCTCTTGAGCGTTGCGAAGTCCATGTCGGCGGGGGTCAGCGCCATGCTCTGCCACTTGAGGCCGCCGTCGAGCAGCATCGGCCGCCCGGCATTGGCCGCGCCCGAAAAGGCGATGTCGAGCTCGCGCTTCAGCCGTTCG